CAAACGGGTGATGGACATGATTGCCTCCTCGACGGTCGGGTCGTCAGTTGGGTGCGGACGGTCTACCGACTCGCCCGGCTGAGGTCAAGCCTTGGGTTTACGGCCGATGATGGGGTCGATCGGGACGCCTTGCTTGGCGCCGACTCCGTTGCCGATGACGTAGCCGAGCAGGCTTCCGAGGAGGCCGGTGCCGGCTTCGCTGGGGATGCGCTCGACGGCGAGCAGGATGGTGATACAGATCATGGCGGCCAAGGCCAGGAGCGCTTTGCTGGGGTTGGCGATGTTCATTGTCCCAATGCTTTCAGGATGGCGGCGTCCATGACGGCGCGGTCTGTGTGCGTCGGGCTGATCTCGAAGTGTATCCATTGGCCGCCGGGGGCTCCGGCGATCGTGCGCCGGTCGTAGACCTTCCAGCGGGCCCGGTCGCAACGCCAGGCACGGCCCCAGGGTTTCGGCCAGTAGTCGGCGACCATTTCGATGCCGAGGGTGTCGGCGTTATCGACGAGCCAACGGATGACTGGCTCAATGTGGGTTTTGGCGGTAAAGCCGATGTCGCAGGCGCGGCCGGTGGCATGAACGGACGGCAAGCCGGGTTTGCCTTTCATGTCTCGTTTCGCATACGAGCCAAGGTGACGCAGTTGTGGGTTCAGGTAAAGGATGATGTCGCGGAGCGCCTCAAGGCCAGGTGTGGCGGCTTTGGTGTAGCCGTCAAATCCGGTGTATGGCCTACTCATTGTCGGGTAGCACCCAAACGCAGGTGCTTTCGTTTAGCACCGCGTTGGGATGTGGTTGGGGCGGGATGAAGGCGTCGCGGGCCGGGTCGTAGGTGTAGCCAATTCCTGCGTAATTTTTGCGGATGCGACGGTTGTAGGACGTTTGTATCCATTGGCCGCCAAGACCTAGATCTATCGCAAGGAAGTCATGGCCTCGATGTTCTTGTTCGTCGGGGACCACGAGGACGCTTGTGACGATGTTGTTGTTGTCGATTTGTGCGAAGTGTGCCATTAGGCCGGATACCTCACGATCACGATGCCGGACCCACCATTGCCTGCTGAACCGCCCGTCCCGGCCGCGCCGCCGCCGCCACCCGTATTGGCTGTGCCGTTGGTTCCGTTGCCGGTCGTGGCTCCTGCTCCACCGCCGCCTGTTCCGCCGTTGCCGGGCGTTCCGTAAGTTGCGGTGCTAATGTCTTTTACTCCTGCCGAACCGCCGCCCCCGCCGCCGTAAGTGACTGACGCGCCTGAATAACTGCTTGCTAGTCCGTTGCCACCGTTGCCACCGTTGGAGTTGCTTGCCGCGCCGCTTCCGTTCGCACCTACAGCGGACGCGCCGCCACCACCGCCACCTCCACCGCCTTTAGAACTGAGCGCGGTGCCTGAACCTGCGCCGCCGTTGCCTCCGGTGTTGCCTTGACCTGATGTGCCTGCGGCTCCGTTGGACTGGCCTGTATTGCCTGTCTGAAATCCTCCCGCGCCGCCGCCGCCTGAACCGCCCGTGCCAGGGCCAGCGCTGGCGTAGCCACCTTTACCGCCGCCAGTCGTCGAGGCCAATGCGCCGATTGACGAAGCCACTCCGTCCGCTGTTGACCCGCCTCCACCACCGATTGTGACGGTGTACGAAGTTGCCGAGATTGCGACAGTTGAGAACTCTTTTGTGCCGCCAGCGCCGCCGCCACCGGAGCCGCCTTGATTACCAAGTTGGCCCCCACCTGCGCCACCTGAAACAACAAGGATGTCAACTGTGGCGCCACCAGGGGCGGTGGTGACGGTGAATGTGCCCGACGATGTAAAGGTGTGAATTTTGTAGCCGCCGACAGTCGTTACGGTACCGCCTGTTGCCACAATCTTTTGTTCTGCGGACCCTGTGGCCGCTTTTGCCGCGATAATCATGTGTTCAAGTTCCCAAACAGCACCCACTCGTCAGTTCCCACCTTGAGTAGGCCTCCGACGGCGTACTGGCCAAACAGTTTGAGTTTGGTGCCTTGACTACGGATAGTGACGCCTGCGCCGCCGACGGTGACTTGGCCTGCCCCACCCTGGTAGAGCAGGATTTGAGTACCGAGCGGAAACGCTACAGATGCGTTGGTGGGGATGGTCAAGGTGATCGCGGAGGCGTTTGTGAGGCTGACGACTTTGGCGACGTCGGTGAGCACCAGGGTGTAGGTGGTGCCTGTTTGAGCGTTGAATACGCCAAACGCGATGTCGTTGACACCTTCGGTGATCGAGTTGACGTTGGCGGCCGTGAGGACTTGGCCGTCTGCGTATGCCTCTGATAGCGGGTAGGTGGCCATGTGTGTCTCCTAGAGGGTGTTGGTGCCCAGGATACCGAATTGGGCGGAGCCGAGGATGAACGCGGTGGATAGCGGGTAGGCGGTGGTGAAGCTGGTGGTCCAGCGTTCGGGTGTGATGTCGTGGTTGATGCCGTTGATGGTGACGCGGACGTCGAAGCCGGTGCCGCCGGCCATGCTGCGGTTGACGACGATGGGGTGGCCGATGTCGAGGCCGAGGCCGGCGGGGACTCGGTTGGAGACGCTTGAGAGGTCGAGGGTGATGGAGTCGACGCGAAGGCGGGGCGTTTTGCGGTAGTTCAACACGCTGGTGGCTCGAGCTAGGGCGGTGGCGTTGGTTTCCATCATGAGGCCGTCGCGGCTGTAGGAACGGAGGAAGTAGTCGGAGATGCTGGCGGCGTCGGAGACTGTTTGGGCGGAGCCGCCAAGCCGGGTGAATGTGACTTGGTTGGCTAATTCGGTTTCGTCAAGGTTGATGTCGAGGTTTTGGTAGGCGATGTCTGTGCCGTCGTCGTCGAATACGGTGGCGGTTCCCGAAGCCATTTGGGAGAGGGTGACGCGGGACAGGTAGGTGACGAAGCCGTTGCCGTCGATGAAGAAGGCGCCCAAGTCGGATTGTTCGATGACTTGGCAGGCGGCGAGGGCTTGGCGGGCGTTTCCTGGGTCGTTTTGTAGTTCGGTGTCGCCGGTGTCGATGTTGCGCAGGGTGGACGGCCAGTCGATTTGGTCAAGGATGAGGCCGATGCGGGTTCCGGGAAGGTCTTTGTTGCCTGCGCCTGTGACGGTCGTGACTTCGGACAGCTGTAGGAGCCGGAAGGCGTCGATCAGGCTAAGGGTGACGATTGCGTAGTCGGCGGATTGGTCGGCCCACGTCCAGTCCCAGCTGGTGATGAAGCCGGTGAACAGGTTGTAGGTCGTGCCCGAATAGGTCGTGTGGATTTTGACTTGCCGCATCGGCAGGATTTGGCCGTAGTACGGGCTGGCGGCGTTGTCAGGGTTCCAGTCGCCGGTGAAGTCTTGGAATTGGACGACGGCCTGGCCTGGCGTGTATTGCTCAAACATTCGGTCACGGCCACGCCTGATCGAGATGCGTTGAACCGTGCTCGAGACATCAACGACGTCTACGACGGCTGTGCCGAGGACGTTTTCGCCAAGGATGCCGTCGTCAAGGTCGCCGAGGACGAACACGTCGCCGAACCCGGCTCCTGTGCCGAGCCGGATTTGGACAACGGGTTGGCAGGGCAGAGTCATTAGAAGTTGCTGTAGACGAGGCCGGAGCCGTTGCGCTGGGAGTTGACGAGGCCTTTGCGGATTGCTTCGACGAGGTCGTTTTCGGTGGTGACGGAGCCGCCGACGTTGACGATGACGTTGCCGCCCGTGGTGGTCGGCATGAGGCTCATTTGGCGCAGCTTCGGGTTTTGGCTGATTGGTGGCGTGCCGATTGGTCGGCCGCCGGGGCCTTGCTCGACAGGTCCGCCGGGGAAACCGGGGGACAGGACGGGCTGGTAGGGGACTGCTCGAGCGATCGCCAAGGCGTCAAGCATGGAGCGCACCTGTTCCCAAGAGGCTGTGTCCAATGCGGCTATGTAGGCGGTTTTACGTTCCGCAGGGATGTTGTTGGCTTGGGCGATGTATTCGCCGAGGCTGCGGCGGGCGTCGTCCAGGCTTCGCATTGAGATGCCGAGCGCGTTGGGCATGTCTTTCTCGAATGCTTCTTTGGCTTGTTCGCCAGCCCGGTCAATGTCGTCAACGAGGTTGTTCCAAGCTTCGCGTTCGTCGAGTCTGCCGAGAAGTTTGGCGTAGGCGGTATCTACGTCGCGGGTGGCTGCGTCGATGCCTTGGAGGGCGTATTGGGCGTCGATCATGGCGCGGTAGCCGTCTTGCCAAGCCCGGGTGCCGTCGTCGACAGCGTCGGTGACTCCCCCGGGGCCCATGATGGCGTCGGCGAGGTCGTCCATGTCGCGGCGGATGAGGGCGGACACGCCTTTGGTGATGCGTCCCCATGTGCTGGTTTCGTCCAGAAGTTTGGCTACGCCGTCAAGCATTTCGCTCAATACCGGGACGATTTCCTCGGCGACAACAATGGCGAACTGCTCGAAGGCGTCGCGAAGCGCGTCTTGGGCGGCGCGGAACTCTTTGGCCTTTTGTATTTCGGCCTCGTCGATGATCTTGGCGTCGCCGACCGCGCTAAGCGCCCGCTCAAGATCAACGGCGCCCATCTCAATGAGCTCCGACACTTCGGTCCACGATTTGCCAAGAAGTTTGGTGGCGGCGGATGCTCGAGCGGCCGGGTCCTGGATGGCGCGAAGCCGGTCGATCACATTGAGGAAGGTGCGGTTCACGTCGGTTGCGCCGCCGGAAGTGCGGGCGATCTCAATGCCAAGATCGGAGAAGGCTTCGGCGTTGTCAATGACGGCCCTGTTCATTTTGTTGAGTGCGCCGGACACGGTGCTGGCCTCAATGCCGAGATCACCGGCCACTTCAACGAAGCGCGAGGCTTCCTCGGCCGCTAGGCCGGTGATGTTGCTGAATTTGTCGACCTCGAGGGCGAGTTTTTGGAAGTCGCCGATGGCGTCGACGACGAAGCCGAGGATGGCGGCGCCGGCCGCAGCTGCGAAGGCTCCGGCGTTGGCTTTCATGGTGTCGGCCGCGGCTCCGAATCCGGCTTTCATTTTGCCCATGGCGCCGTCGGCTTCGCTGACCTTGGTGCGGAAGTTGGTGAAGGCGTTGGAGGCGTCTTGTAGGCCTTTGGAGTTGAAGTCTGTGACGATGGGGATGTTGATTGCCATTAGAAGCTCGTTTTCAGGTCGCGGTTGAGAGCTGCTTCGACGCGGTCGACGATGGGTTCAAGTTCGCGTTGGATGAGCTCAAGATCGTTTTCGATGTCGCGCCACATGAATCGGGAGGGTTGGCCAAGGCGGCTGGATAGAGCGCGGGCAAAATTTGGGCGCCTGTATTGGGGGGCGCGGCGTGAGCTGCCGCCTCCGGCCTTGCCGGCCATGTCGACGATCGCGGTTGGGGCGTCTTTGGTGCCGACGCGGACGACGCTGACGATTGACTGGAAGGGCCGGTTGGGGCGGTTGCGGGGTGCTCGAGCGTCGATTTTGATGGCCACGGGCTTTTTGCGGGCCCAGCCGGTGCGCCCGTTGTGGGCCATGCCGGACAGCGGTGGCGCGCCGGGGATGCGGCCGTTGATGTTGTCGACCAGCGGGCGGACGGTTTTGCGGATGTCCTTGTTGATCTCTTTGCGCAGCTCGGGCTCGAGCTTTTGGAGGTCGCGGAGTGCTTCTTTGAGGCCTCGGACTTCGATGCTCATTTCACGCTCCTTTGCTGGTCTGATTCGACCAGGAGCCGCACCATCTCGTCAATGATCGTTGGCGGCGTCTCGAGTAGCGCGGCCGGGCTGATGCCGGTGCGTATGGCGAGCTGTGCGATCAGGTTGACGTGATACTGGGCTTGTCCTGGCGTTCTTTTGGGACTAACTGGACGTCTGCCACGGTGTCAATGAACTGCGGCCACACCTTGACGGTGATCTTGGACTTTCGCAGGGCTTCGTAGGCGAGGTAGCAGATTTGCTTGAACTGGATTGGGTCGAACATGGAGGCCGCCGCCTTGCCTGGGTGGTGATCTTCCCAGGCGCAGGCGACGGCGTAGGTGATCGGTGCGATGTGTTCGCTGCCGTCGTCCATAATGACTTTCAGGTCCATTCCAATCATTGTCGGGCTCCTAATTGGGTTGGATTACGGGGTGACGATGTCGCGGGCCCAGGTGCCGCCGGTGAAGGTCACGTTGACCATCGACAGCTCCCCGACGCTGGACACGACTGGCGTGAAGTTCGAGAGGAACGCGCCGGTGATCGTGTATTCGGGGTTCGTGGCCGACTCGGTCGTGCCCGACGGCGAGATCGTCAGCGTGACTGCGTCGTCGCCGCACACGTCGAACAGGGTGGCCTCGATCTCGGAGGCGCCGTAGCTGTTGAACATGGTCAGGGTCACGTCGACGGACTGGAGGCCCTTGGTGTAGCTGCGGCCGTTGGAACCCATTGCGGTGGTCTCAAGCTGGTCGAAGCCGACGGTGAGGGTGACGGACTGGACTTGGTCGGATACGTCGACGGCGCCGATGGCGACGGTTGCGTTCGACAGGAAGGTTGTGGTGGCCATGTGGCTCCTTTGGTTAGTTTCGCCTGGAGGCGATGCGGACGGTGAGGTCGTAGGCCGGGAGTTCCTGGCTTCCGATGATGGCCAGCGACGGTTGGCCGCTGGTGACGGCTAGTCCTTGGTCTGCCATGAGGGTGTCAATGGTGGTCAAGAGCCAGTCGGCCGAGTCTGAGTTGCCGGGTGGGGCAGCCAGTACCCGGAGGGTGAAAGTGAGATCGCCCA